CTCGTTGAACACATTCATCGGGCCGGCCGGCTCGACGGTGCCTTCGAAGTCGTTGTAGCTAGGATTCTTAGGCCAATCGGTCACTTGGTCGGCTGCTCCGGCGGCAGGTTCGGATTAAGCGGACTGTCAGGCGGCTTCGCCATCGGATCGGCCGTATCCTTGGTCTTTGGGTCGGTCTTTGGCTTATCTGACCCGTGTACGGGTTCGTCTTCGTCTTCGTCTTCACTCGGCTTCTTGGACATCTTGGCTTTCCTCTTCCTACGGGGTGCAGCTGGCCGCGGGCGCGTGGTCACCTTGCGCTTGCGCGCAACAACCGGGCGCTTTCGCTTGTTAGCCTTCATGAGCGTTTTCTCTTGTTGGCTGCGGTCTCAACCTCGTCCTGGCCGGCTTGTTCCGATGTCATCTTCACGCCAGTGCCGATCATCGGCACTTTGCCGACCTTGACGATGACGTTGGCCGGGCCGTCGATCAGCAGGGACTTGCCTTCCTCGACCTCGTAATGGATTGCCATGCTCATCTCCTCTTTTTGGCCGGCGCCGGCGGCGTGTATGCCTGCTTGGCCGGCGCGTTCATCTTAGTCATGAACCCATCCAGTGTCAGCGGCGGCACGTCTTCCTGAAGGCGCAGCCGGTTCTCATGATCGTACAGCACCAGCTGCTCGTTGGTCGGCACTGGTTCCGGTTCTGGCGGCGGCACATAGGGATCCGGCGTGTTCGGCACCGCCAACCATTTCTGGTACTCGGCGTAGTCGCGGTTGGCCGGATCGTTGGGGATGCAGGCGCCATCTGCGGTGCGGATGACGGAGCTTTCGGTTGCGGTGAGTTGATAGTCGGCCATCAGAGCCTCGCGTCTAAGGTTACGTCGGCAGTTACGAAACCATAAGCCTGTACAGTAATAGTAAGAGCAAGCCGAATATGATTGTAAGCTAGTTGATTGATCGTGAGATTGCTTGAGTTTCCAAATGAATGATTAGTGGCACCGAGTGTTGGGACAGCGCGCATCGGTGTCGTGAGGAAATGATCTTTATACACAACACCACCCGCTGCTTGGTATCCTTCTACGAGCATTCCTGTGTATTTCTGATAATACCGCTCGCACGTCAGCAACTCCTGATCGTATGGCCGCATGATCAACGGCGACTGCGCGGCGGTCGGCGCTTGGCTGCCGGGGAGAACGACGACGCCAGTTAGGCGGAACACATCGGTGGCAGCAGCGGCGGCATTAATCTGGCCGGGTGCAGCAATGTAATTACCGGCAAGCCATGTGTTCGCTGACGTTGCAGTGAATGCCGTACCGCAACCGAATGAAAAGGCAACCTTTAAGCCTATCGTATTATCGACGGTCCATGTCCCGGTGGTGTCGCCAGGAATAGTGACAACATTGTACTGCGCGATATCGGCGGCATTCTGTGTGTAAGTCGTGGCATAAGATCGATTGTCAGCACCATTGCGAACAACGACACTATAAAGTCCTGTTCGATGGTGCGCCGTCCAAAATCCGATAGTGATTGGCTGTGCGCTCGTTTTGCCCCACTGCAAGCGCACTACGCGGTAACCTTCGATGTACTGCTGGACTTGTGTGTAGTCGTTAGTTGTTAATGATGCCCCTGCCGTGACTGACAAAAGCAATCGGTACGGAGTATAAAAGAGTGTGCCGCCCGTGCCGTCTATAAGCGCAGACACCGACATCGATCCCGCAGTACCTACCCTCCAGCCGTCGCCGACATAGCCGCCAGCACCGACTGCGCCTGGAGTTTGATTAACCTCCATGCCGCCGTTGATCTGCATGCCGCTGTAGCTCATCGCGTCGAACGGCGCGGCGTAAGCCTCGACAAAGTCGCGGCGCACGGCATTGGCAGCTGCGGGCGAGGTCGGCAACGCCAGATGGCCGGTCATGGTATCGCCGCCGCGCTGGACATAGGTCAGCGCGCTTGGGGTCATCGCCAGCCAGGCGGTGCCGTCCCACTTGTACTGCGGGATGCCGGCAATAGCCGGAGTAGGGTACAGCTCGCCGATGATCGGAGCGGCTGGGAAGTTGATGCCCATCAGAGCCTCGCATCGAAAGATAGAAGTTGATAATTACGGGCAGTCTGGGACATTGATACGCAATTAAAATCAACTGTTTGTACAGTGAACCCGGCTGCGCCACCTGTTATTGTCGGAGTTGTACGCATCGGCGTTAAGAATGTGGTAGTTTGCATTGCTGGCGTAGTATCCACAATGACGCTTGATTTCCAGTAGTACCTCTGACACGTCACCAACTCTTGATCATACGGACGCATGATCGTCGGCGACTGTGCCGCAGTTGGTGCTTGGGTGCCGGGGAGGACGACAACGCCGGTGATGTAGGTGAAACCGCCCGCCGCAAAGAAGTTGGTTGTTGCCGCCGTACCTACCGCAGTGCCTTGTGTCGCCCATGTATTGGCTGTGGTCTTGCGCCCGCTACCTACGCCGAAGACGAAGTAGATTACAGCGCCAGTAGTATTATCTTTAGGCCATGTTCCTGCGACATCGCCAGGTATTGTCACGGTCTTGTATTGCCAAGCAGCCGCCGTGACCGGCACATCGACAACATAAGTGCGATATGGACTTACTGTGGTCTGTACAGCTACAGCCATCGTTCCACTTATAGGTGGCTGTATCCAGAACCCTATCGTAACAGGCTGTGCGCCTGATGCACCCCAACCAAGTCGCGACCAACGGTATCCTTCAATGCGGTGTTCAAACCATTGATGATCGGTTGCACCTGCGAGTGTATTAATAGCAGTGCAATTTAGTAATACTGAATTAGTGAACCCAGGAGGCGCTACTGTTTGCTGTTGAATGCCAACTGTACCTGTTCCAGCTATGTCAACCCTAAACACATCAGCAATCGCCGCGCTTGCATTGGTGACTGTTGTACCACCTATACCGCGCTCCTGGCTGACCTCCATGCTGCCATTGATCTGCATGCCGCTATAAGCGATCGCATCATAAGGCGCCGCGTAGGCGCGCACCGCGTCGACATATTGCTTCGGCGCAGCTTGCAGCGCGGCCGCGGGATCGGCCGGCAGCGTAAGCGGCCCGCCCATGGTGTCGCCGGCCTTGTTGACGAACACAGAACTATCAATGGCGGGCGTGGCGACCGCCTGCACCCACTGCGAGGGACCGGCGCCATCGTTGTAGCGGATATAGAGCAACCCATTGTCGCTGTCCCACCACATCGAGCCATCCGGCGGCGATGAAGGCGGATTATCGCTGATATAGAGCGAGGACTTGGCGTCGACGTATTGCTTGGTGGCGGCTTGCAAAGCCGCAGCTGGGTCCGCGGGCAGAGTGAGCGCGCCAGACATGGTGTCGCCGGTGCGCTTGACGAAGGCGAGCTGGTCCTGCGACTGCGCCACCCAGGCCACGCCGTCCCAGCGATACTGCGGGACACCGGCCTGCGGCGGGGTAGGGTGCAGCTCGCCGACCGCGGGGGCGTTGGGGAAGTTGATGCCCATGCTCAGAGCCTCGCGTCCGCTGTCCAATGGAATTGAATGAAGTTGCCGGGTAAGGTCAGACTTATTCCAGAATTATTACCGACGTGAAATCGTGCGTCTCCAGGATTACTAATAAGTCCTGAATTAGCAGCTAAATCATTCCCAGCTCCATCTGAAATCTTCGTTGCACCCCCATGATAACCATAAATGGTGACAGTAGGTGTTGCTCGCATTTTTATTGGTAAACTAACTGATGCGTATACCTGACCGTGTGGCGCTGGACTTGCTATATACCTTGCCTCTAGCCCGCCAGCCGAAGCATCGGCGCCAACGTTAACTCCCGCACTATAACTCTTTTGATAATACCGCTGACACGTCAGCAACTCTTGCTCATACGGCCGCATCAGCAGCGGCGACTGCGCGGCGGCGGGCGCCTGAGTGCCGGGGAGAACAACGAGGCCACTAATAGCAAAGTTATCTGATGTAGTAGCGCAGCAGTTGACGGTGCCGGGTGCGCCCCAGAACAAACCAGCAGTCCACACACCCGGTGTTGTGCAAGCTGTAGACCCCGCCATCATTGTAAAGGATAGAAATACACCAGCTGTGTGATCTTTTGCCCAAGTACCTGTTACGTCGCCTGGTATCGTGACAGTCTTATACTCCCAAACATTGGCAGCATTTACCGTGTACGAGAATGTGCATGAACGATTAGCTGCACCATTGAGTAGAGCACCGCTTAATAGCCCTGTTCGCGATGCGTTGACCCAGAACCCAAGTGTTATCGATCGTGCGCTTGCTGTGCCAAACAGCAATCGTGACATGCGATAGCCTTCGATAGCATGTGTAAGCACCGCGTAATTACCAGCAGCAGGCGAGGCGTTAGCAACAGTAACATTCATGACCAAAGATGCAGGGTATCCAAGTGGTACGTAACTCACATTCTTGAATAATGATAAAGTACCGGGTCCAGAAATCTGTCCGAGCCAGCCATCTAAAACATATTTAGATGCGGCACTTGTCACGCTGACAGCAGTTACGCCGTTCTCCTGACTAACCTCCATGCTGCCGTTGTGCTGCATGCCGGAGTAGGCCATCGCATCGCCGGCGCGGGCGTCGACGTATTGCTTGGTGGCAACGCCGAGCGGAATAGTCGGGTCGGTCAAAACAGAAACCGATCCGGTTGAACGTGCAAT